TTCCTCTTTGAAAAATGTAATGTCTGGCTGGCCCGAAAGGATGACGTCGTTCCGCCCGAGCTGGGCGAGAACTTGGCGCCCGGCCATTCCTACCTTTTAGGCCTAAAAAAAGCGAGGGAGCGGCCCGCAGCTCGCTTACTCGTACAAAAGACCCGCCAGCCCGTCCGATACCCGAAGGATGTTGTATGACGTGGCCAGAACCCTGAGTTGTTTGGTCGCGAGCGAACTCGTCCCGGGAAGGAAAACTTGAAATTTCTTTTGTTTGATTCTGCTCATGTTGATGGAACCCGATGGGCGGGGGTCTTGGGGCCGGCGGGCGAACGGCACGAGGTACACGACCCGGTCGGGCTGGCGCGTGTGCCGCTCGAGCGGCGCGATCAGGTGCATAAAGTGAAAGTCGGCCGTACCCTGGTCCAAGAAATCCTCGCCGTTGAAGGTCAGGCTGAGACCTATACCCGGGTCCACAACGTACGAATAAGGCGGGGCGGCCGAGTCCTGGATCACAAACGCAATCTCACGGACCGGACCTTGGAACTCGAGATCAACGACCGTGCTCTCCCCGAGGTTATAATTCTTGTACTGAGTCTGCAATATGATGTAATCGAGCACGTGACTGTTCATCCAGTTAACCTCTGGGTTGGACAGGTAGGCGTACTCGACAATCACGGACGCGTCCACGGTCGACTGCGTCACCTGACTCGAAGTCAAGATCAGGGACCGGAAGTCCCGGAATTTAAAATAAATTTCCATATCCTGGCGGGCCAACGAGCACACGGGCACGGATAGTTCAGAATTTCCATAAAAGAAAAATGGAAGATTCACATAGTACGTGCGATCCTGGGTCGACTGCGTCGTGTCGAGCTTGCCGGTCAAGAGCTTGAGGCCCGGCTGGTTCTCCTGTGACACCGTAAGATCGTTGTAAATCTCGATGGCTTCACCGGTCAAGGACTGTATAAGTTGGCCACCGATACGGAGCTCGGCGCTCTCTATCATGTAGGTCCCGACCGAGTCTACATATTCATAGGTGTTTGGTGTGGGCGCCGTCAGACCAACCACCGTGACGAATGCGTTGGCCGTGACGTTCGAGGCTCCGCCCGGGTTGATGGTCGCCACGTCTAGGAAAAAGACGTTAGAAGTGTCGGTGCATTGGGCAATCACGTCGATGGTATAGGGCCCAACGGTGCCGATGCTCAGAGGGCTCGAAACTTGGTAACTAGGGTTGACGGGGCGCGTGTCGCTCGTGGACTGAAAGAGCGCCAGGTTGGTCACGTAGGCGTTGGCCGTCTCGAAGTACGCCTGAAACTTGTACGAGCCGACATTCGAAAACTGGATGTTCCCCGCGGGGGTGACGCTGATGTGTCTCGAGGTGCCTCGGGGAAAAAGGGTTCTTGAAAAACTGATTGGGGTCGTCAAAGGGGTGGTGGATTGGGCCACCTGTGAAAATACGTTACCGACAAAAAGCAGTCCGTTCTTTTTAAAACTGTTTGGCTGAGTGGTGGTGCCGGTCGGCACGCCAATCTGTTCCACGACAAACCACGTGGCAGAGGTCGCGAGCGTCGCCGCCGAGTCGGTCGTCAGGCTTATGCGGTACCGGTCGGTCGTATTCGTGACGTGGACCGGCAGGGTGAATGTGATGGTCGGGCTGCGAGTTTGGGTCGTGTTCCACGTGATGACGTTCGCGACGGTGGTGTTACTGAGCGTCACGGAAAAGACGTTCGCGCCCGTGGTCGATAGGGTCCCGCGGATGTTGTAGATGCCGGTCGTAAGGAAGGTGAAGGTGTTGCTGGCCGGGACGGGCCCAAGTTGAGGGAAGAAACCCGTCTGGGTCCAATTGACGCCCAGGTTCACCGTCTTGTTGACGAGGGTCTGGTTCGAACCCAGGTTCCAGTACTGATTGACGTCCGTCACGTGAATTTCGGTGCCGAGGGTGCCGTCTCCTATGATCAGAGGGGCGGCGCCTGGTGCCTCGACGTCTAGATAGTAGTACTGTGAAATATCGGTAACATTTACGGGTAGGATGGCGAGGGGCGTCAAGGGCATGGCCATGACGAGCCACGAGTACACGTAGTCGTTCCAGGCCCACTGTCCGGGCCCGGGGGTCCCCGTGACCCACGTGCCGGCCGGGTGACCGTCCTGTCCCCAGTGTCCCACGCCTATGCGCGAGACGGGCGCAGAAACGTTGAGCGTCACTGCGATGATGTACGTGCCAACAGCGCCGAACTTGAAGCACCCGCCGGGGGTGTACGATATGATGGGGGTGTTGCCAAAGGGCGCGGGCCAGAGGCTCAGGTTTACAAACTGGGCATAGTAGCCGGGCGAGGTGGGTGTGACGGAGGTGAGGGTCACGGCGCTCGCGACGTTTGTGACGAGCGAGTCTGTGAGATTTTGGGACGTGGCGACGGAGGTGGGGACCCAGCCAGACTGGGCCCACGTGAAATCGGCCGAGGAGCCGTGGGGCGACCCCGGGCTCACGTCCCACTGAAGGGTGTTGGAGGTGGGTTGGCGCGTGAAATTGTGAGGGTCCAGGCCCCAAAAGACGCCTATGGTTGTGGCGTCGGCGACATTCACGGTCACGTTTGAACAATTGAAGGTGAATTTAGAAGTGTTTGTGCTGTAGCTGACGTAAGGGTTCAGCGCAGACGTGCTGAGCCAGCCGGTGGGCCCCAAGGCCGTGGATATGGCGTACGTGTCGAGCACACCGATATTCACCTGAAGGGGTGTTGACAGATTTCCATTCACAAACAGAAAGGGAATGGGCCTCTGAAGGTTGATGGATATGGGCCATGAAAAGTCGGTCGAGGTTGGGGCGAGGGCCGGGAGGGTGACGGCCAGGGTCGCTCCTCGTACGAGATCTCCTTTGTAAGGGATTCTACAGACGGATTGAGCACCCCATTGAATCTGCTGACCCTGAAAAGGGATATTGAACGCCTGCAGGCTGAATGGGGTGTGTCGCCTGTAGACGGCCGAGAAGTACGACACGGCCGGCATGCCCGTGAGGTACGCATCTTGCTGTCCGATGGCCGCGAGCTGTACAGCCCCTGCGGACATTCCTACTGATTGCGGAGCAATTAATTCCCCGGGGGGACCCGCGCCCACACGCGTCTCGGAATTTCACGGGTACTCTCAGGAATGAATATTCAACTGAAAAAGTTCGATCCGAGCAAGATGGCCGACGACAAGGTTTGCGTATTCATCGGCAAGCGTGGCACGGGCAAGTCGACGCTCGTGACGGACATCTTGTGGCACAAGCGCGGGATTCCGTCAGGGATCGCCATGTCAGGCACGGAGGAGGGCAACGGCCACTACAAGCAGTTTATACCCGACCTCTTCGTCTATGGCGACTATAACCGTGACGCGATTGAAAAGATTATAGAGCGTCAAAAGCGGAACGTGGCGGCCGGCAAAGCGACCCCCGTATTCATCCTTATGGACGACTGCATGTACGACAGGAGCTTCATGCGTGACACGGTGATCCGCCAGCTCTTTATGAACGGGCGCCATTGGAAGATATTCTTCATGATGACGACCCAGTACTGTATGGATATGACCCCTATGATTCGGACGAATGTGGACTACGTATTTGTACTGCGTGATAACGTCCGTCAGAATCGTGAAAATCTTTACAAAGCTTTTTTTGGAGTTTTTCCAACCTTTGACCAGTTTTGTCAGGTGATGGACGCATGTACGGAGAACTACGAGTGCCTAGTCCTCGACAACACCTCCAAGAGTAACGACGTGACCAACTGTGTGTTCTGGTACAAGGCGGCCCTCAGAAAAAACTTCCGATGCGGTTCTGCTGCATTTTGGCAGTTCCATCAGCGCAATTACAACCCCAAGCACCTGGGCGCAGCGCTCCCTGGGCTGGCACGCAAACCAGGCGCGTCAGCGATCACGGTAAAGAAACTTCCGCCAAAGTAAATGGAGTCGTTTGATGCGAGTGGCTCGACCGACATCACGTCGTCCATCCCTACGGGTCTTCTTGAGGAGCCGCTGAATAACGGTGAAAAAAACATTGGTCAAAATCAAATGGCGGAGTTCTCGACTGCTCTTGATGACGTGGTGCCGCCCGGCCCTTCTATGCAGATGCAGGACATGGCGTTCGGTCCGGTCGCCGGCCCGCCGCAGACTCAGCAGCAGCAGCCGCAGCAGTCAACCAACCGCAAGATTCCGTTCGGTCTGACGCCCGAGCAGTACATGGCGCTGCTCGCGGGCCTTGCGGCGGTCGTGGCGACCAGCAAGCCCATCCAGGAGAAGGTGGCGCAGTTCATGCCCAACCTGGTCGAGGGCTCGGTGAGCGCGATGGCGGTGACGGCGGCCCTGGCGGCTCTGGTCTTTTTCCTGGCTCATAGATTTCTGAACTGAAGCAAATGGTTCGCGTAGACCCGGCCCAACCCCTGACGAGGGGGTCTGCGACCCCGAGGGTCACCCCTTGATGTTCTCCCCGCAGAAGGGTCCCACATCCCCAGGGGTGTAGAGCCCCCTTTGGGCACAGTACTTGCGAAAATCTTTAAAATTTTTCCAAAATGAATCGGAATGTTCATATTCCCGAACTGTCGAGTGACACAGTTCGTGAATTAGTACATGCATGGCCGTGTTGATACGGGTCTCGTCGGAAGTCTCACCGCCCTCCAGACACAGATAGATCTCGTAGCCCTTGTTGACGTTGTAGGCTATGGCCCCCTTTGACTTGTCCCAGCCGCACATACCCGTCAGGATCACGGGCTTCTTGACGGGCTCCCAGCGCGGATCGAGCTTGGGGTCGTCGTGGAGGGTCTGCATGAGGCGCTCGTAGCGGTCACGCACCTCGACCAGCAAGTCAGGCGGTCTATTGGTCGCGACGATCACGATGATGAGGGCCAGGCCGAGGGCCCACACGACCCACGCGTCCACCATACTGATATTAGGCGACTAATTTTTCCTGAACACAAAGCTCGAGTACAGATCCGACACGTGCCCGTTGGGCACCGGGAGCATTGGCTCCCACACGAGGCGCGTGAAGCCGCTCCAGGTGAGGGCCTGTGTCAGGTCGAACGCGTCGAGCAAGGGTTCGCTCTTGGGCCCGTCGGCGTAGAAGGGGCCGTCCGTGAGGCCTACCAATAACTTGCCGTCCTTGATCTCAAGGGTGTTGCCCATGGGATCCTTGAACTGGCCGCCGTTTGTGAGGAGCTCGGCCCGTGCGAGTTCGGGTGTGATACCGATGAGCAGACCGCCCGGCTTGACGGCGCGGGTCATGGCCTCAATCGACTCGATGAAGGTCTCCGGGTTTTCAAAAATATAATGCAAAGA